TTTAGGTGTTTTGCATGGTTTGTGTGTACCAGTTGTCCCACTCCCGCCCAAGTTACAAAAAATTTTTGACATTGTCAAATGGTCTTGTGTTGTTTTTTTATTTCAGTATACTATTTGTACAATTTGTGCTGTATTGCTATTTTGTGAATGTTTTGTTGTTTCCTGTTGTATAAGTTATTTTGTAATAGTTACATACTTTGATATAGTGCTATCCTATAGCTTATATATACAATCACGGATTCATCAGTAGCCTTGCGAACAACTGAAGCACCAGATATGTGGATAAACTATCAGAATTTTTCATTTATTTATTACTCAGTAGAGTTCAGCTTATGTTGTTCTCTACTGTTTAATCAAAAAATTATATGTTATGAGTTTAATTAATTTAATTTCTAAAGACTTATCTAAAGTCAAAACTGTTATATCTAATGATTACCTTGATAGAACAGAGGGTATCAAAAAAGGTAATCTAACTATCATTATGCCATCTTATAAGTTTTCTTTTGCAGACGGCAGTGACGCTAAAGCTTTTGATTTAGCAAATATAGTATTACATCAAAGACAAAAAGTTAATGGTCAATGGACTAACAAAGACTTACCATGTTTTGCTATCAATATCAAAGCTTCTAAGCAACCTGAATCACACAAAACTGTTTACTACAGTATGTTATTCAGAAATACTTCTTCTAAAGAAATCATTGAGGAGTTCAAATCAGGTATGAATCTAAACAGGTCTAAAGCCTTGTATAATATTATCATGCAAAACAAAATGAACATCAATAACTTCTTTGAGAACTTAGCTCTTGGCGAAACTATTGAATTTGCTCAATACAAGCGTGATAACGGTCAACTAAACTTTGTAGATTCAAAGTATTATACTGATAAAATCGCAGTTAAGGCTACCAATGATGATTTACCATTATAATCATGAACTATGATACTGGTTGTAATATCTTCATTATTACTGTACTTACGCTCTATGTAAGTTTTATGTTATATATGGTAATAACATTTTAGTTTAACATTAAGGGGAACTACTATTCATTTAGTATGTTCCTCTTTTTTTTTGGTGTTCACTTCGTTCACGGGGGTCACTATCATCATGCGCGGTAGTGGTTGCCACTTACATGCACGGTAGTTTATTTTGTTGTTGTGTGGTGTTTTGCTTTTGTTTAACTAAATTTATAGCCATGAAAGAAATATACGCAATAATACAATCTACCAATAATGGTAAACACGAAAAAGAATTATTAGTTGACAATACACTTTACCAAACATTTAGTGAAGCGTTAGAGCAACTTGAACTAATATATGATACAGTTGACATGTCAGATGATGATACATACATTCAAATATCATACCACATAGCTACATATAATTTAGTTTAAACAAACAGGGTGGGACTTTCCGTAAGGCAGTCAGGCTATTTAAATTAATAGTGCGATTCGCGACACACCCTGTAACTTATAAGATAAGACTATTAGGCTACAGATTAAAGTGTTGTTTACCGTGAATTGCTTAGACTATTCATTAAAATCGGAACTGGCCAGAACAACACAACTATCTGTAGCCAATGTCTTATTATTTTTTTTACTCATTAAAATTATACACATGAAAATACTAATAAATAACCAAGAGGTTGACATAGCTACATTGTCTTTGGAAGAAGTGCATAGCTATGACTTTCCAGAATTTTCTGACGCATTTGTTTCATCAGGTAAGTTTAAAAATGGTAAACCACTGAACGGCAGTGACTTACAAAAATTAGAAGAAACTTACCCTGACTTAATAAATCAATTAGCAATAGAAAATTATTGGGGTGGATACTCTAATAAATACCATAAAAATTAAAATATGAACATAGAAAATATATTTACTTTTTTAATTATTGTAATCACAGTATTTATGATAAGTACTTGTTAAATTAAAAATATAAAATTATGAAAAAGAAAAATGATTACTATTCTGACGGATATGTAGCCCACGGTTTAATGGAAACTAAGCACGCAATTAAAGAATTATTAGGAATGATGGACCAATCTTATTGTGAAGATGATGGTTCACTTTTATATCCAGACTATTATGAAGAATTATTTAATTGTTTAGATAAAGCAATAGAATTAATAGGTCATAACCCAGTAAATAAAAAATAAAACATAAAACATGGAAAAATTAAAAACAGATATAATGCTTTATGCATTAAAAGAAATAAAAAAAGCAAATATTGGAATAGATGTTTTAAAAGATACAGATATTCAAGAAGCTATTTATCAATTAGAAGATATAGTTTCTGATAAAGCTTTTATTAAAAACAAATCTAAAAATAATAAATATGTAGATAACAATGTACATATTCGTCTTAGAGACATAATAGATTTAATTAAGATGAAGCTAAAATTAGCAGATTTTTATAATTACAGTTCTGAACCAACAATAACTTTATCAAGTAGTTCAGCTCGCAAAATTAATACAAAATTGTCTATTAAATTTCCTTCACCATATGAAGAAGAAAATGTTGATAGTCAAAGAACTTTTGCTTGTTCATATCTTGTTAACTCTTTGGTCAAAATGTTACTTCCGTATGTTAGTAAAACAGATTTTTCTGATACTAAACAATATTTTGAAATGGAAATGAAACGTAGAAATGAATTAGAATTGAAAAAAGAAGAATTGATAAACGAAGCTGAAGTATGATACTAGATGAGTTTGGACCAGGGGGCGTACCTTATGACGCAATTAATGATTATTATTTAACACTTAAAAACGAAAAAAAAATGTGTGGATTAGTTGGATTTAGTGGTAAAGCTGACACAAGTATATTTAAGGCTTTACATTTACTAGCAGATAACGACGAAAGAGGTGGACACTCTACAGGGTTATATGCAAACAATAAAATATACAAGACAACAGATGAGTCTTTAAACATTCTGCCTATGCTTGATACTAATGTAACAGGCAGTGTTCTAATTGGACACACAAGATTCGCTACACATGGCGAACATACTGTAGAAAATGCACATCCTTTTCAATACAAAAACATTATAGGTGCACACAATGGTGTACTAAACAATTACAAAGAAGTAGGTGAAAAGTTTGGCATTGAACCAACTACAGTTGATTCTCAAATGATATTTAAATTATTAGCACAAGAAAAAAATGATAAACATTTAGGTCTCTTTGGAGGTGCAAAAAATGTTATATATACTAAAGGTGATAATAAATTATATGTATATCGTAGAGACAACCCATTATATGGCGTAGAAACAGAAGACGGATATTACTTTAGCTCTTTGGAAGAAGGCCTTAAGAATATAGCAGGTAAAAACAAAGTAAAAGAAGTTCCTCAAAACAAACTTTACATACTTGAAAATGGTAAGCTAATCAAAACTATTAAGATTAAGCACAAACCAGTTCCTACTAAATCTACTGTTAACACAGATTGGAGAAGTTATGGTAATTATTCTAACAGAGATTGGGGTTACTTGGGTAATATAGATAAAGATGATTATTCTCTTAATGATTATAATAATGGTGAATATCAAGAGTTTGAAAAAATGCAAGATTATGCGTCATTTATTTATCAAATATATACCGAAGCTCACAAGAAAGGTTTTACAGAAGAAGAATCTGAAAAGCTTCTTGATTTGTATAACCAATTAAACCAATTCTCTTATGACTACTACTACTAAACAAAAATGTCTTTCCAGTGGAGAAAAACATCACATTGATGAAATGTACAAAACAATTAATGGTGACTATATACATCCAGACTATGCAGATGAATGGGTAAATATAGACGGAGGTAATATATATATTCATGGTGATGACGCTACATTATGTGAGTGTAATGAGCTATGGTATCCTACAGAAGACCTTGGGCAATATTATATATCTTGGGACCATTGGTGTGAAGTATATAGGTTTGAAGATAACATGTGTTATGGTTGGATAAGCTCAAGTCGTGAAGGTTGGTTTAGTAACGAATGTGACTATGCTTATTCAGACGATAGAGATGAATACTACATGTCTAGTGATATTGCTCGAGATTGCGATATGCAGTATTGTGAAAACTCAGATGATTGGTTACATATAGATGATATTCAAGATGGAGAAGAATGGCATAATCAATTTAGAGTTCCCAGTCTTAAAGAATCTAATACTTTTAATTTGACACATGGAATGAAATATACATTCGGTGTAGAAATAGAAACATGTGACAGTAATTTAGACTGGTCTGATTTGTCTCTATCTGCAGTTCACGATGGTAGTGTCAATGGTATGGAGTTTGTTACAGGTGTTCTTCAGGGCGACAAAGGTTTGAATATGTTATCAAAAATTTGTACAGAGTTAGATAATAATCATTGCTATGTAGATAAAACTTGTGGACTGCATGTTCATATTGGTGGAGCTAATTTCAACAGAAAGTTTTCTATCCTAGCTATTATGCTAGGTCAAATGCTTCAAGATGAAATATATACAATGTTACCACCATCAAGATTGACAAGTTCTTATTGTCACAAAATCAAAGGAAAATACTGCAACATAAAATATGTAAGTAAAAAACTATATCCTAGAACATACTCTAGGCAACTTAAGTTACTAGCAGAATATGTTTATTCAGATAGTTCAGAATTTGATTCAACAAACAATAAGAAAACAGCACATCCTTATGGTAGATATCATAGTTCAAGATACACATGGCTAAATCTAAATAATTGTAGTTACAGTTATTCACCTGATACTGTAGAGTTTAGGTGTCATAGTGGTACTACAAATTATACTAAAATGTATAATTGGATTTTGATATGTATGTGTTTTGTTAGGTATATTGAAAATCATCCAAGAGACATTATAGAGTCTTTTAAGGATTTTTCTAGCCAATACCCTAAGCCTTGTATGCTATTGCGTGATATAGTATCTACAGGTATTGAAGATACCGATAAAGCTATAGAGCTTTTAGAGTACATAGATGCAAGAAAAGATAGGTTTAAACAAAGTTAATCGCTACTCATTAACAGAAAGGTGTGTGGTAATAGTTAGTTATTATTCTCCCTAACTATGCCCGTGATTGAACCATGCACCTTTCTTTGTTAATAACTTTTTTTGAATATTAACAATTATTAATATAAATTTGCAACCCAATGGATAAATTACAAAAACAATTATGGTTCGATACTTTTTGGAAAGAGTATCCTAAAAAGGTAGGTAAAAAACAATGCAAAACATACTGGTCTAAACTAAAGATGTCAGCAGAGTTATTCACTATCATCATGGACAGTTTGGTTAATCAGAACGTCCTGCGTGCAAAATATGCACAAAACAATACGTGGTACCCTAATCCTCCAGACCCTATACGTTGGCTTAAATACGAACGTTGGGAGGATGAG